AGAAAAGCGTGCCAATTGTTAATGGTTACTGCACACTTGCTGAACTAAAAGCATCATTAAATATTACAGATGCAGTTGATGATACCGCTTTAGAGGTAGCAATTACTGCTGCTAGTAGAATGATTGATGATTATACTGAGCGTTTCTTTTATGTTAATGGCACTACCCAATCCACAGTAACTCGCTATTACACTCCAGTTGATGCGTACACAGTAAACATTGATGATATAATTACAGTTACTGAAGTTGCTACCGATGATAACTTTGATCGTACTTATGGAACAGTTTGGGCAACTAGCGATTATATGGTTGAGCCAATAAATAACCCAACTAAATCTTGGCCTTACAATAGAGTTTTAGCAATTGGCAGTTATATTTTTCCATATCAATTACCTCAATCACTTAGAGTTAAAGGCATTTGGGGATTCTCAGCAATACCACCTGAAGTTAATATGGCAACTCTGATTCAATCATCAAGATTATTTGGTCGCAGGCAATCACCATTTGGAATTGCAGGCAGCCCTGAAATGGGAACTGTTAGATTATATTCTCGCCTCGATGCTGATGTTGAAGTTCTGCTTCGCCCATTCCGCAAGAACGGCGGCTTGGCTAAGTGATTCCAAGCAATGTTAGAGATGGTTTAAAAACTCGCCTGCAAACAATAACTGGGCTTAGAGTTTATGATTTAATTCCAGATACAGTAACGCCACCAGCAGCAATTGTTGGGCAACTAGATTTCACCTTCGATATAAACAATGCAAGAGGCTTAGATCAAGCCAATTGTGATGTCTTGGTGATTGTTCAACGCCTATCAGAAAGAGTAGCCCAAGATAAGTTAGATGCTTTTCTAGCAGGATCAGGGGCTGGCTCGATTAAAACCGCAATTGAAGGCGATAGAACTTTAGGTGGTGCAGTAAACACACTTAGAGTTATTAGCGCCGAAGGTGGAACTTATGAATCTGCTGGCACTTTATTCCTATCTTATAGATACCGCCTCACACTTTGGGGTTAAGGAGAAAAAATGTCTTATGTAATTACCTCAGAACTAGAGGTTTGTAATAAAAAGAAAGGTGAATCAATCACCGAAAAAGAATTGCTTAGTGCAGGAGCCAACATCAAGGCATTGATAGAAGGCAACCACATTAAGGCAACTGGGGGAACAACCAAACCAGCAATCCAAGAAGGAGCCGATAAATAATGCCAAGATTAGTATTAACAAATGCGAAGGTTACGATAAATTCAGTTAATTTATCTGATCACATCGCAAGCGTTACTTTAAGTACCAGTGCTGATGTAGTGGACACAACAGGGTTCTCATCAACAGCAGCAAGAAGCCGTGTTGCTGGTTTGTTAGATAATTCTGTAACTCTTGAATTTCATCAGGACTTTGCAACATCAAATGTTGAACAAACAATTTATCCGCTGATTGGAACTACAACTACTGTTGTTGTTACTCCAGTTGATACAACAGTAGGTGCAACTAACCCTTCCTATACATTTTCTGCATTAGTTGCAGAATGGCAACCATTATCAGGCGCAGTTGGCGAATTAGCCACTGCATCTGTTACTTGGCCAATTTCAGGATCAATCACTAAGGCGGTCATCTAATGCCAAGAATAGTACTAACCAATGCTTCAGTTACTTTTGCAAGTACTGATATTTCAAGTTATGTAAGTTCAATAACTTTAAGCACATCACTAGATGTTGTTGATACAACATCTTTTGGAAATACTGCTAGAACTAGAGTTGCAGGATTAGCCGATAATCAAGTAACAATAGAATTTTTCCAGGATTTTGCATCTGGTGCTTTAGAATCTATTGTTTATCCAACAATCGGAACATCTGCTGCAATGGTAGTTAAGCCAGTAGCAGGAACTACAACTGCAACAAATCCACAATACGCATTCAATGCGCTAGTTTCAGAATGGCAACCACTATCAGGTGCCGTTGGTGAACTAGCAACTGCAAGCGTTACTTGGCCAATTTCAGGTGCAATAACCAAATCATAACTAACTAGGGGGAAATAAAATGGATGGATTATCACTAAAGATCAAAACCAATGATGGTGTAGATGCAACTTATGTATTACGGCCTCGCACCATCGTTGCTTTTGAACAAAAATTCGGTAAAGGATTGGCAAAATTATTTGCAGAGGATCAAAAGATGGAACACATCTATTTCCTTGCCTGGCAATCTCTAAGAGATAATGGCCGAGTTGTAAAACCTTTTGGCCCAGAATTTTTAGATACGCTTGAATCTGTTGAAATGGTTTCTGACCCAAATTCAGAATCCACCGAGATAGCCTAACCTTTGCAATTGCAACGGCCTCGGTGGAGTTAGGCATCTCTCCTATTGATTTGATAGATGCCCCTGATGGTGTCTTAGAAGCAATGTTTGCTTATCTAAAGGAAAGAGCAAAGGCGAATAAATATGGCTGATGAAGTTATCGTTTTATCAGGTATTAAAGAAACTCAAGATGCCTTAAAAGAATTTGATAAAGCAGCGGCTAGAAAATTCAATAAAGTAATTAATGATGAATTAACTAGGGCTGAGAGATCAGCAGATAATCTAGTAGTTCAATTCACAAATCCTGTTTATGGAACTCCGATGCGTGGCTGGCGAAAAACTCCAGCCACTAATCCTAGAACTAGAGGTGGCGCTGGCTGGCCAGCCTGGGATGTTAGCGAGATTCAGACAGGCATTACCAAAAGCAGGGTGCAAGGTAAAACTAGAGGTGATTACACCACTAGCGCTGGCGCATTAGTTAATAAGAGCGCCGCTGGTGCAATATTTGAAGTTGCAGGCAGGCGTGGCAACGCATCACGAAATCAATTTATTAGATATTTAAGTAACTCATTTGGTAAAGCCTCTCGCCTTATTTGGGCAGTTGTTGATAAAGATAAAGAGGCAATCCAAAGGCGAGTTGCAGCAGCCTTAGAGGATGCTAAAAAAACATTACAAAACAATTTAAACAGTAGGAGATAAAATGGCAACTGGCGCAATAATTGCACGCATTATTACCCAGTACTCTGCCAAGGGTTCAAAGCAGGCTCAAAAAGATATTACTAAACTTGGTAAAGATTTTGATAAATTTGCCAAGAGAAGCGCTAAAGCATTTGGTATTGCTGCTGCCGCCTCTGCCGCATTTGCTACTAAAATTGGAGTAGATGCAGTTCAGGCTGCAATGAGCGATCAAAAGAGCCAGGCATTACTTGCCTCTACTTTAAGAAATACTGTTGGCGCAACAGATGAGGCTATTGCAAGTACTGAGCGCTACATAACCGCCTTACAAAAAGAAGTTTCCGTCGCCGATGATGAGTTGAGGCCAGCGCTGGCTACCTTGGCCAGAGCAACTGGCGATGTTGCCTCTGCGCAATCATTACTTGGAACTGCGCTTAATGTTTCTGCTGGAACTGGTAAAGATTTACAAACTGTTTCCTTAGCCTTAAGTAAAGCAGTAAATGGCAACCTTGGTGCGCTAACTCGCCTTGGTATTCCACTTGATGCTAATACAATTAAATCAAAGAATTTTAATAAAGCACTTGGCGTTTTAAATGATACATTTAAAGATCAGGCTGATGTTCGTGCCAAAACTTTAGAAGGTAGATTAAAAGGATTACAAATCGCCTATGGCGAAATCCTTGAAACTCTAGGTTATGCGCTTTTACCTGTTGTTGAGCAATTTGCTAGTGTAATTTCAACTAAAGTTTTGCCTCAATTAGAGGCTTGGATTAATGCCAATAAAGATCAATTGGCTGCTACTTTAGATACAATCCTAACAAAACTTCCTGCATTAATAATTCAAGTTTTTAATTTATTTGATTACATTCAACGCAACATTAAAACTATTCAAGTTTTCGGTGCCGTATTACTAACTGCATTTGCAAGCGCTAAAGTTTTTGCAGGTATAATCGCCTTAACAGGTGCAGTAAGAATTTTAGCAGTAGCCTTCGGCGCTCAAGCCGCAGCAGCAACCGCAGCAGGTATTGCCACTGGTTTAGCAACCGCTGGTGCCTCTATTGTGGCCGCAACAGCAGCCTTTGTAGCATTTAAAGCATTAACAAAAAACAATAAAGTACTTGATCAAACAAAGAAAACTACAAGTACAATAGCGAAAAATTACACTGCAACCACAGTTGCTACTGGTAAGGTTTTGGGTAATACTATAAAACTAACTGCTGAGCAAAAGAAACAACTCGCAACTCAAACAGCCTTAAATAAATTAAAGGCAATGGGTGTAACACCTACATCTGAAACCGATCCTATTCAACTTGAGGCAGTTAGATTAAACCTTCTTAAAGAACAAAACCTTGCTCAG